CATCCGCTTGAACCGGGTGAACAGTTGGTTACGTGTCAGTGTTTCCTTGGCTGCTGGCGCACTAGGCGCGGGAAGTGGAGGCATGTCCTCAAACATCATACCAGCCTCAAACGGGTTCTTCGCTACCTTCTTCGGCTTGTCCCATCGTGTGCGGATGGAGTACGGCTTGGTGCGAACACTGCCGCCTACCTGCTTTACAGACTTGAGCGCCGGGTTGAAGTCGAAGGAAGCGAATCGCTTTGTGGCACCAACCTTACCGAAGAGGCGCTCCAGTAAACCGGTAAATTCCGGGTATACCTCCTTGGCTTTCTTCCACTCCGCTGCTTGGATTGCGTAACGGTGTGCACCAGTTTCTGCGTAGCGCACTGCCGACTGGTACCGTTGGACGTTCATGGAAATCCACTCCACTCCAGCAGTATTGCGGTCAGTGTAGACGTAGGATTTGGCTTTGCCCTTCTGGATGGCATCAGCTACGGAATCCGGTAAGCTGTACACGCGTCCTTCATAGCTACTGATCCAGTTATCCTTCCAGTACCATCCGTCTCCATTGGTGTACTGTGCCAGTTTCTTGGAGTGCTGCCGCGTAAACCAGTCGCGGTAACGCTTACCGTCTGCCTTTGAAGCATAGAACGTATCAGTCCAGTGACCACCCTGCGCGTGGTTCCCGACCGTGTTGGTCAGTAGATCATCAATGGCATGACCAAACTCGTGGGCAACTGTAGTGGAGTCACTGTTCGTGAATAGTTTGGCCTGAGGTGACGACCACTTGGCTCTGCCAGTTTTGTATGCGCTCCAGTCTGCGCCGAAGCCGTTGCGTTGCATGTCGTCGAGTAAGTCGACTGGCATCCAATCCAACCCTTCATACATTCTATCACGCATGACGCTGGCCACCTGCTTAGAGACTCCGGCGTCTAGTCCAGTCATCTTGCGGATCACTTCACGCTTGTAACTCAGCAACTCACTGTCCGTAAAGAAAGACAGGTGCTGGTTACGGGCAAAGCGCTCCTTCTCCAGCAGTTCCCTGTAAATCTGTAGGACCTTGAGGTCTTCAGGATCAAGCGACCTGCCGTACGCAGTGATTTGCCGCATCACACCATGGACATTGCCGATGTTCTGTGTAAAGGAACTCGAAGTCTCTACGTGCTGCATCACGAATCGGCCGAACTGGGCAACGTCGTCCTCCGCGCTCTTCCACGCAGCAAAAGCGTCTGCCCGGTTCCTTACCTTCAGCGTAGGTCTGTAGTGTGACCACTGGACACTGTCCAGATAGTCCACGATTTCCTGACTCAGTTCCTTACCTGTCTTGTTCACGTTCCCCGGCGCCATTGAACGGAAGTCCGGGTGCACAGTGTCCGGCGTAGGCTGGATCTTGCCTGTCTGCGCAGCCCGGCGCCATGCTTGCTTCTTTACACGGACTGGCGGTGGTTTGGGTGCTGGAGGCACTAGCGTCGCTCCTGCGTCTGCAATGATCTGTCGTTCCACTTCGGCGCGTGTCCACGCAGGCGGTACACCGGGATGGCGCGCGATTTCCTTGTCCCTGCCTACACGCATCCACTGCCACTCACCTCCGGACGCGTCTGCTGTTCCACTTCCGGCTGGGTTCCTCCATACGCGGTACTGCACACCGTTCACGTCTGTAGTGTACACACCATCGAAGTCGTAGTCGGGTGTCTTCTTGAACTTCAGCTTCACCGGCTTCGGCGTGATTGGTAACGCTGCCTGCTTACCGACTACGTACAGCTTGCCTTCCAATCCCTCGCGGATAACGTAGCCTCGCTTGCGCAGCATTCTCAGGTGCGCGTTCACGTGTCCACGTGCCTTTGCGGCCGTATGTCCCTTCTGGATAAGTACGTTCTCGAGCTCGATGCGGGAGCGTCCTGCCGTCAGCTCCTCATTCAGAATCCTGCGGACTGAACCCGGCTTGCCGCCTAGGTCGTCCACGAGACTTGGAGGCGCAGTCGGGGCACCGGGAGCCGGCACACCACGCGGAATCGGTGCCTGTAAGGCTCGGCGCTCCGCTGCCCTCCGCACTCCCTTCCGTGTCTTCGGTGCCTTCCCGAAGTACGGTAGCGCAACGCACCGGCAGTTCGGGTGGAGCGGGATCATCCCTTCGATCTCATCCAGCGTGAAGACCCGTCCTTCCAATCCTTCGCAGTCGGGGCACACACGCTCATCCTGCGCCGTGCGCCACTCGGACTGAACCGTTACTCCCTCCACACCGGCTTCGCGATACGTGCTGACCATCGCTACGTGGTGCGCGCGTATCACCTCGGTGCGCGCTAACGTGCGCGCGTACGTGCGAGAGACGTCGATACGCTTGGTCAGCTCACGAGCAATGCGATTCGGATTCCACCCGTTGGCGAAGCCTTCCGTAAGAGTACGACCTACCTCGGTATGCATACGGGACGTTACGCCTTTCAGGTCGTTCCAAGCACGTCCGTACAGCAGAGCTACGCGCTCAGCGTGGATAGGTCGTGTGAAAGCAGCGTCCACGGCACGTTGATCGAACGGGATCTTGTTCTTGGCCGTGGCTTGTCTGTTGTGCTCTTTGCCGGCGCGAACGATTCCCTTCCGGTAGCTGGTCTGAACATACTTGTCCGTCCAGCGACCCGAGCCGAACGCGGGTCCGGTGAGTATCTCTCCGTCGATCTCCTTCTGGAACCAATCAAGGAAGCCATCTACCTTCTTGTCCACCGTCCTGAACGCGTAGGCTTTGTAGCCGGGCGACTGCAGACCGACGAGCGTACCTGACGTATCCTTCAGGTCCAGAACGTCGTCCTTCACAACCGCCCTTACCACCGACGACCGCAGGACACCGTAGCGCCGATTGACTTCGGCTATGAAAGCGTTCCGCAAGGAAAGGGTGCGCGTGGGGTCGGACCGGCGCACCCGTTCCAGCGTCGTGACGGCAGCGGCTAGGTCAGCGTCTACGGCGGCAGCGAAGCTGTGCCTGTGCACAGAAAAGATCCGGTCCACGTCGTCGGTTGACGGCAAGGAGGAGTAGGTCCTCACCGGGTTCCTAGTACGTTGGCTGTTCGTTCCGGAGTGTGAGTTCCCCGAGACGTGGACCGGGAATTTGAGTATACGCTTCAAGTTCATGCAGTGACAGCAGCAGTAGCCGGGACAGCGTCTTCCTCACCCTCGTCCTCGTCTACTTCGTCTTCCTCGTCCAGCAGCGCCGCATCTTCCTGTGCCCGGCGCTCCTCGTCTTGAATGAGCTTCATGCTCTCCTGTGTAATCTTGGTAGCTTCTTCGTCATCCATGTTCAACATACGCGTCAGGTAGTAGTAAACCGGGAACAGCATCTGTGCGTCCGCACTGTCCGCGTACTTGACTAGGCTTTCCGTGTTGATCTTTCCTACGTTGGCTTTGTCCTCTTCACTGAGTTCGTCGATGTCAGGCCACTGTACCTGATACTCTGCTTCCGGCAGAACACCGACCGCTATGAGCCGGTCTATCAAGCCGGACACCAACACCGGTCCGCAGAAGGAGGTACGGCGCTCGTCCACTCGCTCGTTCCATGTGCGCTCGTCCATCTGTGAAGCAAGCTGTCCGCGCTCGCTTCCGATGAGTATACGGAGCGGTATACCGGTAGCTGCAGCGATAAGCCACATCTGCACTTCCAAGTGAAACTTCGGGTTGGCCAGCTGGTGCTGTAGTACGTTGGTCTTCACTCCCTGCAAGCGAAGTACGCGCGTCAGCTTGTGGATGAAGTTTTCAATCTCATCCTCCATCGCTGCTTTGTTCTGTAGCTTCGCACCGGCTTCCGTCTCGAAGGAGTAGGCTGGAAAGCCTCCACGCCACATGCCCTCGGCAGAGCCACCTACCATCTTCTCCACGTCCATGAGCCGGTTGAAGATTGCCTCCAGTCGCGGCGTACCGTACACGTCGCTCTCGAGTGTCTCCTCCGCGATGTGGACTACGCGACTGTGGTGTACGTCAACGCTTGTGCTGTCAGAGGAAGCGTCGCCACCTACGTTCACTTTGATCGCGTAGATCTCCGGCAAGCCAAAACGCTCGTCGTTCTTGTCGCGGTTCCACGTCTTCACCTTGGCATTGTCTTCACTGTATGGCTTCAGGTACAGGAGCTCACTGGCGCTCTCCACCGGGCGATCGAAGCCTGCTGCGTTGTCGTCGAAGCCGAGTAACAGCACACCGTAGCGGCCGATGCCGGCTACGCGGTCAGCTCGCTTCAGGTAGTGTTTGATACGCAGCGTGCGACTGTCCCAGAGAGCATTCCACGCTTCCTCGAACGCGGTCGTGTCCTTGTCCTCGTTTTCAAGGACATCCGGGTCCGCTCTCCAGCAGGCATCGGGACCTGCGTTGACAATGCGCTTGGCTATGTCCTGTCGCTGGTAACGTACTTCGTAGTCGCTGTACTGCAACGTAGTCGGGTAGCCACAGGCTCCGTACACGTTGCGGTCGCCGTCGAAGTGCCGTCCTAGAGACGCGGCTAGCTTGGCTCGTGTCACCAATGCGCTGCTGAGCACATCGACCTGTTGGTTCACAGTCAGCAGGTCGCTGCGCAACCGGCGCTCGTACTTGCTTGAATGCTTTGTCCTCATGTAGTAGTCTCCTTCGGGAAGAGTCTCTGACGGAGGAAGTACAGCAGCGCAGCAGCGCCGGCACCACCACCCCATCCACCGTATGTTTTCATTGCCTCCAGTAATGCGTCGTCCACTCCCTTTGCAGCGAGTGACCTGAAATCCTCTCGTACGTCAGCGCTGGTCAGCCGACTGTCCACGACTGCAGTGACTGCGGACTGGAATGCCGTGGTCTGCATTTGCTCCTGACACGTTCGCTCGGCGATGTCGCCGATCTTCTTACGCTGTCCACGCTTCAGCAGAGCGCATCCAGAGCACAGCCAGACTAGCATTGCCAGCAGCGTTATCACACAGACAATATGTTCGCGTAACGTCATGTCTTCAGTTCATACTGATAGTCTTGTGGACGTGGACGTGCTTGTCCTTCATGATTCGGTTTGGACTTTCCTTACTCACTTCATACGCGTAAAACTTCCGCGCAGTAGTCACGTCCAGGTACGCTCCGCAGATGAGGCACTTGGACTCGGAGTTGATCATACTTGAAAGACATCCACACTGTTCACAGCCATAGAGTACGTGACTCAGCATGGCGTGGAGCAGCGGCGCTGGTGAAATGAGTAAGCCTTCCAATACGTTCATGGCTATGCCTCCGGGTCCGTAGCGTAGTACGTGACGTTTACTTCCACTAGGCTGTCCGTGCTGAGCTCCCACCGTACGTGCACGATGGTTGCAGTAGCCGGGTCACGGTTGCCTGTCCATCTGCAGGCAAGAGCACTCATGTCCTTCAGGAACTGCGCATCCTTGGATACATCCAGTTCACACTGCTCTACTTCCATCTCGTCGTAGTCCGGGTACTTCATCAACACGACCAGTGTCCTCATGTTACAGGACACCGTCAGTGAGGTAAGGAACCTGAACGCCATCATGTTACGCATCGGCAGCTTACTTCGCACCAGCGTTTCCAGTTCTTTGAGTAGCCGACATGCGGATGTATTACCTACTCCTGTGAACGTCATGTTCGTGCTCTCCTCTTTGAAGTAGCGCGTTTGCCCCGGCTGAACCACTCGTCTGTGAACTCTACTTGCAGCATCCTACCGTCAGCCAGACCGATGCGCCCTCCCCTACCTTGGTTGCAGCTAGCCGTCTCCACGACCAAACCTTCCCTAGTGATTGCGTCTACGATATCTTCCAGACACTTGTCCACTCCTCTACGGTCACTGTAGTGGTGATCGTTGCCTACATGGTGGTGTATGCGTATCGGTACCTGTTCACCGCAGGGACAAGGTTTTGTTGTAGGACCGCAGTTCATACTACTGATTCATGTATCAAGTGTTGGTTCCCTCTTTGCTCAACTGATACTTCCACGTTACTGTATCCCGCACGCAGCAGGCAACCACGAGCTAGTCCAAGTAGCACACCGGCTAGTCGGGTCAGGTACTTGAATCGCCGGGTTCCTGTTACCGTAAGAGTCACGGTAAGGGTCTTGTCCTTCAGGAGATTCGGCATCTGCAATGTAGCTCTTTGGTTCTGTGCTGCCATGATTAATACTTCCTCGTTCGTCCGTGCGTTCTAGTTACCAGACTGCGTTCGCCCCATACTCCAGCGATGAGCTCTGTAGCCGGGTTCAGTTGCTTGAAGGCTCCACTGGATGCGTCGGTCATGTCCTTGAACTTGGAGTTGGGGAAGAGGCGTAGTTCGTCCTTGTACTTCTGCGACCAGGAGTCGCTCCAGATGAGAGTGACGTTGTAGCCTTCCACTTGCGCTGCGTATGGCTGAGCACGTACTTCCTTGTCTCCGGAGGGGATGTCTACGTAGGCATTGTAGCCACGTAGTTCGGCTACCGTGGTGAGCGCACTTTCCTTGCCTCCTGAGCCGGGTTCCTGTTCTACGTAGATCTCGAGAGCGTCGAGTCCGTACTGTAGTGCGTCCTGTCTGGCAGTGGAGCGGATTACGTCGTTGCGTTCGCGGTAGCTCCAGCGTCCCTGTATCACGTCGTCTACTACAAAGGAGTCGTCGTTCATGAGAAGCATACGGACTCCTGCGCTGAAGGGACTGCCTTTGTTCTCGGAAGCAGCTTTGTCCCAGTAGCGAACTACTCGCTTGACTCGGGACTTGTCGATTGCGGCCGCGACTTTGAATCGCTCTACTTTGAACATGCCTCCTTCTTTGGGGCTGGGGCGCTGCTGGAGTTGACCCGCTGCTCCGTAGGTGCCGAGTGCTGACTCCAGCATACGGAGTTCCAGATCGCCGAACCGGTCAGGGTACAGTGGCTCGTTGGTGGTAGTACGTGGGTCAATGAGTCCAAGGCTCGTGATGATTCGGTTCTCTCCTTCGTAGCGAGCAGGTAAGCAAAGATGCTCGTATACTTCGCCGTCTCCGTTTCCGTTCGCCATCTTCTCCAGCACATGACCGGACAGGTCGTTTTGGTGAGAACGTTGCTGGATGATGATCTTGCGGCCAGTCTTGGGGTCGTTCAAACGAGAGGACATTACCTCGTCCCACCACTCGTTCACGCCTACGCGCTCAGCGTCGCTTTCAACTTTCATTACATTGTTCGGGTCGTCGGCTATCAGGCAGTCACCTCCCTCTCCAGTGTTGGAGCCACCTACGGAAGTCGCGAGACGATAGCCTCCCTGTATGTTGTCGAACCGCGTCTTGGTGTTCTGATCGCCGGTTAGCACGAAGTCGGGTTGGTACTTGGCAAGCAGCGCCTGATACACCGGGGATTGGATCAAGCGCCGGCACTTCACACTGTCGCGCGTGGAGAGCGACTGCGCGTAGGAGGAGAAGAGCCAGCGGAAGTACGGGTCTCGGAGCCACACCCACGTTACGAAGAATACGGCTACGGCCAAGGATTTCATGTGGCGTGGAGGCATGTTGATCAACAGATTGCGGATCGCTCCGTGATACACGGCTTCCAGATGCTGGCAGATGTAGTCGATATGCCAGCCATCCACGTATGTATCAGCTTCAACGGTCGGCCAAAGAAGACGGATGAACCAGTGGAGGTCGCGGTATGCTAGCTCCATTTCCACGTCGTCCAAGAGCGGCAGCAAATCCCCTTCCTGCCATCCTTCGGGTAAGACGTGGTGCTTGGTCCTCCGTGCCTTCAACGGCTTTCGCGAGCGTGTTGCGCAAGCGCTCAAGTTCACGGACTCCTAGCTTGGACAGGTCAACTTCGTGGTTGTGGTTGTGCTGGAATTCAACCTTGCCTTTGAACATCTGTTCGACCACCTTACGCTGGTCTTTCCAGCGATCAGGCCGACGGTTCTGTAGCCAGTAGATACAAGCTGTAATGTCAGCTTGTGCATGCTTCAGGGTAACGGAGATTCGTTGAGCCGGTTGTCGTACCTTGTTTTTACCGCGTCCTTGCTTCAGCACGATGTTCTCCACCCGGCGCTCTTCATAGTCGTACCCCATTGCCCGACGGAGTAACGCGCTTTCCACGCGGAGACTGTCGAAGTGATCCTTGCCGTCGCGTACAGCGACGTTGAATTCCTCGTGTACTTTCATCCATCCTTCGATGGTGTCGTTGGAAACGCCGAAGTAGCGAGCGAGGTCAGGCGTCCGGTAACCGTAGTCCATGCAAAGTTCCTCCGCGATTTCCGGGTAGCCGGTGTGATAGGAGGAACAGGTTTTGCCAACATGGTCGCCGACTTCTCTCTTGGATAGGGGGACAGGTCGCCTCGCTTGGACATCGGCTTGTGCGCCGTTGCTATGCTTCGTGCGAGGCATCGTGTATCCGGTGAGCAGCGTCCAGCCGGGTACTTCAACGGATACCCGGCAGGCTTCGCCCACCAGCGCAATTCTACGTCGCGCGAGACGGCGCGCACACGTGTGAAATCGCGCGTAGGCTGTTGACCTGTACTAAAACGTCCGTTTTTGTACGAGAAAAGTGCCTGAAAACTTTTTTCCAAAAAAGTTCCAATTTCGCTTTACAAGTTTTCCTTGTAAGCGTATAATACCCGTACAATGAGGGACAGGCTGACAAACAAAACCGGGTTCAAAAACGCGGCGAGTTTTGCCCGTCCCTCTTTCGTTGGCTGTTCTTTACCATACCCGAACACGGCACGCAGGATAAGTCGGCCGGACACCGCACATGGCGTAAAGCGTCGCGGGAGCACCGGCGCAACACGGTCGTAAGTAGGGAGGCGCGCACCCAGCGTGAGTACGACGCTGAGGAATAGACCGCCGGTTGTTTGACCGGTGTGGGCGCGACTGTGAGTTCCAAGA